GCCATGGACCCCCTCCCCCGCCATACCATCGACCTGCCATGCCGCAAGTGCGGGGACGTGGCCACCGTCTGGCTCGACGACGCCACATACCACATCAGCAACGACAAGACCCGCGTCGCCAAGACCTGTATCTGCCCCGCCTGCCGCGTCGAGTACGGCCGGCGCATGGACGGGGCCAGGGCGAGGGCCAGGCGCCAGACCACCGGCTGGAGGATGCCGAGATGAACGCGGGAAACTCCATGAAACAGATTCACAAATTTGACACAGTAGCCCCATCGTGTTACGGAAAGCCAGCAAACGTGTCACGATGCCGCCGATGCGAATATCGCGAGTCCTGCCGCGTCATGGCCACCCCGGAGCCCAAGGGCTATCCCATGGAGTACCGGGACGACATCGGGCCGCTGGCCGAGGCGGCTGGCGACACGGCGGACGATGCCGCGGGCCCGGACACGATCACGCCGACGGCCGGGGTGATCTACCGCCTGTCGCTGGCGATCGTTGACGCGGCGGACGGCAATCCGCTGCGGGTTGGGGTGGTGTTTGCGCGGTTGGCCGGCCTGAGCCTCCGGGAGATCGGGGATCGGTGCCGGGTCTCGAAACAGGGAATCCACAAGCACATCAGGGAGGTGGAGCGCAGGAACAGGGCGCTGGGAGAACTGATCAGGATGAGGATGGCGGCGGATGAAGTGTCGTTGGCGCAGGTGCGGCAACAGGCATCGGTGGCGAAGATCAACCAGGCAACCAGAAAGGCGAGGCGGTCATCATGAACGAGCATCAAGTGAAGAACCTGGCGGAGCAGTTCCGGGTCGGCGAGGACATCGCGGCGCTGGAGAAGTCCATGCGCGAGGCCAACCAGGAGGCGCGGAAGCAACTGGCGAAGCTCAACAAGCGGCTGGAGGAGCTGAAGTGCGAATACCGCGCCGAGATGATCCAGCAGGATCTGTTCTGACGGGCAGACACCACAATATGTAGTGGTTGGGCTGTTTTCGGAGGAGATTTCAGCAGGGTTTTGAGGCTAACGTCGCATAATCCACATACTGTTAAGCGCCCCTGGCGGGGCGAGGAAATGGAGATGGGCATTGAAAGACGGACGGACACGGGCGCCGACACGGCGCTGGCGGCGCTCGCCGCCGAGGTCGACCAGCTCACGGCCGAGGTCGTGGCGCTGGCCGAGGAAGTGGATCGGGTGTTAGCCGATGAGGACCGCGAGGTGAACAAAGGCGTCACGGGCGACGCCGGAGGCGGCGTACCGTGAACGCACTGGTTCTGCCTCCGATTCTTGACCCGTGCTGCGGCCCACGCATGTGGTGGTTCGACCACAACGACGCTCGGGCGCTGTTCGGGGACCGCCGCCGCGAGACGCTGACGGTGAAGGACACGTCGCATGGCCGAGAGGACGGCCGGCGCGTGCTGCGGATCGAGCCTGACGTTGACCTGGACTTCCGGGCGATGCCGTTCCCGGATGACACCTTTCACCTGGTGGCGTTTGACCCGCCGCACCTTGTGCGAGCCGGGGCACAAAGTTGGATGGCGGCGAAGTACGGGAAGCTAGGGCCTGACTGGCGCGACGATCTGCGGGCCGGGTTCGCTGAGTGCTTCCGGGTGCTGAGGCCTCACGGCGTGCTCGTGTTCAAGTGGAACGAAACACAGGTGAAGGTGCGCGAGGTGTTGGCGCTGACGCCGGAGGCCCCGCTGTTCGGGAATACCAGCGGCCGCAAAGCGGGGACGCACTGGATCGTCTTCATGAAGCAGAACCAGGGATTAAACCGCAACAACGAAGCGGAAGGCGGGGCATGGCAACGCTGAATGACGTCAAGCACTGGTATATGGACGCCGGAATCGGCCACATCGTGATCGGTGGCAGGTGGTCGCCGGGAACCCTGTCGGGATGGAACTATACCGCGTGCGGCAGCATGTCAACGGGGACGGCGACGAGGGAAATCCCGCGCCGGAAGTGCCGGAGGTGCATGGCGCTGCTGAAAGACCTTACCGTGTTGACCGGCGAAGGACCGCCTCGCCCGGGTTGACCACAGGCGTTGTTCATGGGCACCACCAAGAAGAAGCAGAACGCGGGCCAGCCACACCGCTACCAGAAGGGCGAGAACCACCGCCGTGGCCGTCCGCAGGAGTCCATGGAGCTGCGCAAGGCCAAGTTCGTGGCCGAGTATTTGAAGGACTTCCACGGCGGGCGGGCGGCCCTGGCGGCGGGGTATTCGCCAACGACGGCCAGCACGATGGCGTCAAAGCTCCTGCGGGATCCGCAGGTGATCGTCTCGCTCCAGGCGGAGATCGAGAAGGCCAAGACCCCGAACGTGCTCTCCCTCCAGGAGGCGCTTGAGATCCTGACCGCCATCGCCAGGAGCAGGTTGGGCGAGTACATCAACGAGCACGGCGACATCGACATCGAGAAGGTGCGCAAGTTCGGTGGCGCGGCCCTGGCGGAGTTCGCACGGGACATGCTGAAGGGCAAAGCCAGAATCAAGTTGCGCGACCCGATCATGGCCATCGAGCGGATCGCTAAGTTGCTGGGATGGGACAGCCCGGAGCAGGTGCATGTGACCGGCGACGTGGTGGTGATGCTGCCGGTGGTCGGCGGCGGCGCGGCGCCCGAAGGCGGCCCTCCCCGGCTCCCGGCCTGATCATGGGCGGCTCGCCATATCCGGCCCTCCGGTGCGTGGCCAATCCCCGGCCGCTGACCATCGACGCCAGCGACCCGGGCCTGTACAACGACATCTACTTGCCGTTGCTGCACGACACGCGCCGCTACCTTCTGCTGTACGGGGGCCGGGACTCGGCCAAGAGCTATTTTGCCGCGCAATGGTGCCTCCTGAAGATGATGCGGGAGAAGAACGCGCGCGGGGTGCTCATGCGCCGCCGATTCAATTCGATCCGCGACAGCCAGTTCCAGATGATTCGCGGCATCGTCGAGCGGCACGGGCTGGGGAAGTTCTTCAACTTCATCACCTCGCCGCTTGAGATCACCTTCAAGCCCACCGGCGCAAAGATCCTGGCGCGCGGCCTCGACGACCCCGACAAGACCAAGTCGATCGCCGACCCGACCTTCATCTGGTACGAGGAGGCGAACGAGATCACCGAGACGGATTGGCAGAAGTCCACGCTGTCGTTGCGGACGAGCGGCCAGGCAACGCTCCAGGAGATATTCACCTTCAATCCGGAGATGGAGGAGACGTGGATCAATCGGGTTTTCTTTCCGCCGAAGGCCAGCTATGAGCGTCCCGGCGGCGAGTTCCATTATGTGCAGTCGATCCGCGATGACGCGACGATCCTGCATACCACCTACCGCGACAACCGCCATTGCCCGCCGGAGCGCCGCAAGCTGATCGAGGGCATCGCCGACCAGCACTACCGCGCGATCTACGCATGGGGGCTATGGGGCGGCGCCCTCAAGGGGCTGGTCTATCCGGTCTTCGAGGTGATCGACTCGTTCCCGGAGGATGCGCGCAAGCTTGGCTTCGGGCTGGATTTCGGCTTCACCAACGACCCGTCGGCGCTGATCCGCTGCGGATTGTGGGACAAGTCGCTGGTCTTTGACGAGATGCTGTACCGCCCCGGATTGACCAACCAGGACATCGGCGCGGAGATGAAGCGCCTCGGGATCGGCCCGCACATGCCGGTCTGGGCGGATTCGTCCGAGCCAAAGAGCATCGAGGAAATCCGGCGCCAGGGCTTCTCCATCCGGGGCGTGACCAAGGGGCGCGATTCCGTCCGCAAGGGCATCGACCTGATGAAGAGCCACCCGATCCTCATCACCAGGCGGAGCGTTAACATGCTGCAGGAGGTGGTGCGCTACAAGTGGGAGGAGGACAGATCCGGAAAGCTGACCAATGTGCCGGTCGACCTATGGAACCATGGCCTGGACGCGGCCCGCTATTGGGCCATGATGACGATTGCCCCGGCAGGCGGCGGCGCGCTGATCATGGCCTGACCGGGTTGACTTGTGGCGTTTCGCAAACCCAGGAGAAGAACATGTCCGGCCTGATCTTTTCGCGCGAACATCCACTGTACACCTTGCAGAAGGCATCCTGGCAGAGGACGCAGAAGGCCTATGCGGGCGGCCGGGCCTACATCGACACGGCGCTCCTGCGCCACGTCTCCGAGGCGCTGATCGAGTTCGACGAGCGGAAGGCGCGCGTCCACTACTTCAATTATCCGCGCCGGGTGGCCCGGCTGATCACGCAATACATCATGGCTGTGCCGCCGGAGCGCCACGACGCGGATCCGGATGCGGTCGAGGACTGGACCCGTTCGGGGCTGAGGGTGAACGAGGTCATGCGGCAGCTTTCGACATTCGTCAATCTTTACGGCCTGGGCTGGCTGGCGGTCGACATGCCGAGGATCAACGGGGAGATCACGCTGGCGGCGAAGCAGGCCGGCCGGATTCGCCCGTACGTGACGGCCGTGCAGCCGTTGCAGGTGGTCGACTGGAGCCACGGGGCGGACGGGCGGCTGGCCTGGGCCATCATCGAGGACATCGAGAGCGAGGACGAGGATCCGTTGGTCGAGCGCAAGACCATCGTGCAGCGGCGGCTGTGGACGCGCGATTCCTGGACGGTATTCGAGAAGGCCCTGGACGGCGGCGAGGAGCGGGAGATCGCCGCAGGCAAACACCAACTGGGGGCCGTGCCATTGGTCTGCGTCTACGAGCCCGACGGCTACGGTGTGTCCACCGAGCACTGGTTCAACGATGTGGTGCGCGTGTCGGACTCGATCCTCAATGCCGAATCAGAGCTGCAGATGAACATCCTCAAGCAGATGTTCGGGCTGCTGGTCGTGCCGGATTCATTCTTCCTTCGGGCATCCGAGCGGGTCGAGCGCCTGGCGGTCGAGACGGGGGCGAGCGTCGACGAGACCTATGCGATGGTGCTGGCGCGCCAGACGGCGATCACTGAGACCGCGGACGAGAGCGGGATTTCCCGCTACATCGCCCCGCCGGCCGACCTGGCGAAGACGATCCGCGACGAGATCGGCAACCTGCGGGCCGCCCTGTACGAGATCGTCGGCCTGTCGCTGTCCAAGGACACGCGCGACGTCGAGAGCGCCGAGGCCAAGGCCTGGGACTTCCACGCCGTGGAGCAGTATCTGGCCAGCCGGTCGGACATGCTTGAGCAGGCCGAGGTTGCGGCCTGGAAGCTGATGAATGCATGGGATCCGACAATCCCCGTCCCGGAGGTCGCCTACAATCGCGACTTCAAGGTGGCCGACCTGAAGGCGGATGTTGAATCACTGATCGGCCTGAGCAGCATCCCGACCGGCGAGGAGTACGCCAAGGAAATCGAGCAGACGGCCGTGGAACTGCTGTCCAGGTTGCGGCCGATGAGCCCGGAGCGTCGGCAGGAGCTGGCCGACGAGATCGCCAACCGCGAGAGGGGCACGCCGACGCCGGAGATGGACTTTGGCGGGGAGGATGAGGGCGAGGAGGAAGACGAGGACGCGGAGGGAGAATGACCCCATCCGACCTGACCGTCATCCTTTGCACGTTCAACATGGGAACAGGCTCCCGCAAGGACGGAGGCGCGTTCCTGCCGACGTGCATTGAGTCGTTCTTTGCCACCAGGTCGGATGCCGGCACGGGCATCATTGCCGTAGACGACGGATCCGACGATGACACGCCTAAAATCCTCGCCCGCTACCCCATTGACCTGCACATTAGACTGTCGGAGAATGGTGGCTTGCGGGACGCTTTTTCCATGGCGGTCCATTACGTCAAGACGCGGTATTTCCTGCGTGTCGACGGCGACATTGTCTTCACGACGCCGGGATGGGACGCGCGGCTAGTTCAACATATGGAACGGCACCCTGAGTGCGGTGTGTGCGGGGCGACGCAGATTGCCCGGGCGGGGCGGGTGCATTCCGCCGGGGATCGGCTGTGGCCGAAGTACGAGCACATCCGGGAGCGGATTGCCGGCGAATTTCGCGTATGCGATTCCGTCATGGGCTGCTTTTCGTGCTTTCGCATGGCGGCCTGGGACAAGGTCGGCGGGCTCACCGCCCCAAAGTGGCTGCGCAGCGAAACAGAGGACATGAACCTGCGGATCTCGAAGGCCGGGTATCAGGTTCATTGCCTGCCGTTTGAGTTTGAGCACCACCATTGGGAGGCCAGGAAGAAGGGCGGCCGGTACAACGACAAGGAGTGCCAACGCCTGGACATCCAGGCATACATGGCGGAGTGTCATGGCGTCGATTTCTATGGTTTGTCAATCGTCAATGGTTGACGGCCGGGCTTTGTCAATCGCGCCGCCTGCGTCAAGGGCGTCGTTGAGCCAACAACGGAAAAAACGTGAAAGAGGTCGCAATGAAGATCAAGGACGTTCTCGCGAAGGTCGCAAAGGGCGAAGACCTGTCTGCCGACGAGAAGAAGTTCCTCGCCGAGTACGAGGAGCCGTCGGAGGACGGACGGATTCCCAAGGAGCGGCTTGACCGCGAGATCGCGAAGCGGGCGGATGCCGAGAAGAAGCTGGCCGACGCGCAGCAGGCGGCCGAAGAGGCCAGGGCCAAGCTCGACGAGCTGGAAAGCAAGGGCCTGAGCGCGGCGGACAAGCAGGCGAAGGAATTCCAGAAGCAGCTCGACGCGATGACGAAACGGGTCGAGTCGCTGACGGCCGAGAAGGAGGCGACGGCAACGGAGCTGGCACAGACCAAGTTCCGCACGGCCGTTTCCGAGATCGCGGGTAAGAACGGATTCCTGGATGCGGACTATCTCGGGTTTGTCCTGTCCGGCAGGAAGATCGACATGGCCGACGCCAAGGCGGTTGATGCCGTGATCGGCGACCTCAAGAAAAGCCATGCGGCGCTGTTCAAGGCGCCGGTGGCGGGCGGTTCCGGAGGCGCGGCGGGAGGGACCGGCGGCAAGGCCGGCGAGCCCGAAGCGCAGAAGAAGTACAGCGAAGCAAAGGCGAAGGGCGACGTGATCTCCATGCTGGAGGCCGCACCGCCGACGCCAGACACCAAGAAGGAATGACGAAATGCTCTACAGCTACAATCTCGCCAATGCCAGGCGCGACCTGTCGGACATCTTCGACACCGTCGTCGCCGGCGCGCCGCGATTCATCAGCCGGTTCCGCACCAACGGGACGGTCGCGAAGCACAAGAAGCACGAGTGGCTGAACGACCGGATCACCGGCCGCTCGCTGACCGCCGTGAGCGTCGCGACGCTGACCGTCACCGCCAGCGAGGCCGACGTGGCCAAGCTGCTGGTCGGCACGATCCTGACGATCAAGGATGACCCCGTCCTGTTCCGGGTCGACGCCCTCAACAGCACGACCACCTTCACGGTCTCCCGCGTGGCGACCAACGGCTCGGTCACGACCGCGCCGGCCAACGGCAGCACCCTGATGATCGTCTCGACGCCGATGGTCGAGGGCACCTCGAACGGGCAGGGCGAGCAGAACTACCGCCAGTCCGACACGGACTGGAACGGGGTGCAGACGCTCCGCAAGGAGATCGTCATCCCGCAGCTCGCGCTGAGCACGAACGTCTACGGCAACGTGGACAACGCCATCAACAAGCAGACCCAGGACGCGCTGGCGCAGGTTGCCCGGGACATGAACCGGCAAGCCCTGTTCGG